ATCGACTTGCGCCCAATCGCCAAGAAGATCGACGTAAAGAAAATTAAGGTGCGGATCACTGGTTACTGGCCGGGCGAGGATGAGTGGAGCAGCCGTTATCAATCGAGCACTGGCACACGCCTGCGGGCCGGCCGTCACTGCGCTGTCGACCCAGACATCATTCCTCTGTGGAGCAAGATCCGCATCCTAAACGGCAAGCGGGAGTGGGTGGCCGTGGATACTGGCACTGCCGTTAAAAGCAAAAAGGCGAGCGGTGGAAAGTTGCCCGTGGTGGACGTGTTTGCAGCTAGTGAGAAGCAGTTTAACGCGATGCGGTTGCCAAAGGTGGCGATGGTGGAGGTGATGAAGTGAGCACGAAAGCCGCCACGTTTGCTTCTAAACGCAATCGGGCTGCGGGTCTTGGCGATACACGGCCGACGTTCCGCCGCTTGGGTATGATCGTCGGCAAGTTGCGACGGGATCTGTGCCTGCCGAGCTCTGCCCGGTTAGGCGTAGAGCTCGAATGTAGCTACAAAACGATTCAGCGGGACATCGACTTGCTCAGAGATTTCTTTGGCTATCCGCTGGAATACGACGCCCGCAAGTACCACTACAAACTGGCAGGGCCGCTGCCGAAGGCGGTGCTGTGAAATTAAGCAAACATCTTTGGGCTGAGTTAAAGGTTGAGTCAGAAAAGTTAAGGCGTTACCCCGGCCATGCTCTGAATTGCTACATCCACATTGATTCTGAGGTGTGTAACTGCGGAACAGAAGAAATGCAAGAAGAGCTAGCAAACGAAGAAACCAAAGCCGAGACGCGAGAAGATGATTCTTATGAAGGGCAAATCTATGACATTTAAGCAGCTCCTTATTATGTTCTCCGCCCGCGTCATCGGAACCTACACGCCGAAGCAATACGCCGACTGCGTGCGAGAGGCCCGCGCCAATCGCATGCGCTGGGGAATGGGGCAGTGGTGAGCGTTAAGCGTTTAACCTGGCAAATCGAAATCCTCGAGCGGGCTAAGAAAAGCCTGCTCGACGGCCGGCTGGTCATAGCACGCAGTCGGCTGGATATGGCGCTGCATATAGCCAAGGAGCTGCTGAAGCGGGCGCAGACGTACCAGAAGCGAGACGCGGAGAAGAAAAAATGAGGGCGTTGTCGTGGCTTCTGTACTGGTTAGGAGACCTAGTTAGCAGGACTTTGTGCCGCTGGGGCTTAGCCGGATCGCTCTATCAAAAGCTCATGCTCTGGTCGGTTGAGTGCGACAAGAACTTTGAAATTTGGAAAGAAGTGAAGCCACGTGAAAAAACAGATAAAAACTCATATTTAAGTCTTGATATACATGCAACAAAAGCGCGCGGGAAAATTAATATTAACAAAGTAAATATTAGGCAATTTGCATCACGCAAAAAGAGGAGCAAACGCAAATGAAGGATCTAGGCAAAATTACTTTTGGCAAATCACGACCTGACCGAACCAAGTACGTGAAGGTGGATATTGAGATGAGTGACGAAACGGGCGACCAGCTCTATCGGCTTGGGTTGATAGCTTTAAAGCATGATCGGGAAGCAGTCATCGAGTACGTGTTTAAGAAGGCACTACTAGAAATGTGCAAGCGGTGATTGCACTACCCCCAGCTACCGAGGCCGTTTACCACAACGGGGCGCCGGAAGGTGAGCGCAACAATCAGCTATTCCGGATGGCGCTCCAATTCCGTGATCAGGGGTTGTCGCAGTTTGATGCGGAGTCAGAGGCCGAGATCTGGGGCTTTAAGAATGGGCTAACGCAGAACGAATGCGTGGCAGCGGTAAAATCCGCATACAGCAAGCCAGCCAGGGAACCGTGGAGGCCCAAGGCCAAGTATGGCTATCAGAACGGGGCGATCGTTCGTGAGGATCTGCCGGTGCCACCTATGCCTAAAAGCGTAGAAGCCCAGCCGGTTGAAAAATTCTTAGCCGAGGCTTTTGAATTGGGAGAAAGTATTAATATCTGTCGATCTATTAAGGACGGCGATCGCGAGAAGCCTGACGGTACTGGCGAGACTAGAAAACGTGAGGAGTGGTTAGAGCTATACAAAGGGGACGGGCTGAAAGAGTGGCAGGGGTCAGCCGTTGGCGTTTACGTATCAATCAACCCTAACAATGGGAAGGGCCGCAAGAAGGAGCATGTTACTAAATGGCGTCACGTCCTAATTGAATTTGATGAAAGCACACTAGATGAACAGTGGAAAATTATTAAGAAAAGCGGATTGCCTACTACTTGCATCATAAAGAGCGGATCACGCAGTCTGCACGCATGGGTAAAAATTGACGCTGATAACGAGGCTGAATTTACTGAACGTGTTAATTTTATATTCAAGCATTTGGAGCACAGCAAAGTAGATTCTTCAACAAAGGATGCCGGCAGGTTGTCGCGTTTGCCGGGAGCAATGAGGACGGCCACAGGCAATCAGCAGGAGCTAGTAGAATGTGGTAAGCCATCGATCTCATTCTTACAGTGGAAAGAGCGCATTTTGTTTGGCGATATACCCGATCCCTACAAGTGGGAAGATTTGCTTAATTTCAAAGAGACTGAAGATCCGACCCAGCTATTAGGCAAACGCTGGATTTGCCGTGGCGGCTCGGCGTTGTGGGTGGGTAGTAGTGGGCTTGGCAAGTCGGTGCTGTGCTTACAGGCCGCAATTACTTGGGCGATTGCTGAGTCATTCTTTGGAATCAACCCACACGGCGAGGGTTTGAAATCACTAATCATTCAAGCTGAAAACGACGAGGGAGACGTGGCCGAATCAATCCAAGGCGTATTTAAGGCGATGAACCTTACCGATAAGCAGAAGGAATTAGTTATGGCTAGGGTAACGATCGTGCGTGACTGCACCTCAACAGGAGAAAAGTTTGTTGATCGTGTTCGCCGCTTGGTCGAAAAGCATAAGCCTGACTTGGTCTGGATTGATCCCTTGCTTGCGTTTATAGGCGGCGACCTTTCTAGCCAGGAGACGGCAAGCGCATTCCTGCGAAATATGCTTAACCCGCTATCTCTGTCAGCCGGGTTTGCGTGGATGCTGATTCATCACACCCCTAAACCAGTCAAGGAAGGCAACGGATACCAAGGCGCAGACAAGGCGTATAGCGGTTTCGGCTCAAGCGAGCTGACTAATTGGGCTAGGAGCGTATTAACCCTTGCGCCTTGTGGCGACGATGCCGAAGGCAAGCGGATTTACAGGCTTGAGGTAACCAAGCGCGGTAAGCGGTCTAATCTTAATTGTAAGGGCATTATAGCGCAAAACGCAGTGCAGCCCCACGCCAATCTACGTCATAGCGATGTAGGGCTTGCGTGGATTGCTGCTGATGAGCCTGAACGCAAGACGGCTGGCAGACCGGAGATCGTGGTTAATTTTGACGATTACAAGCAAATCGTATCAAAAGGCATAAGTGCAGGTGATCTGCAAAGCTGCATCCGCAATAAGTCAAAAGTTGGTCACACTAAGAGCCGCGACTTGACGGCAGCTTGGGAGTCAGAGGGTCTGATTAAAAATACAGGCACTGAAAAAGCTAAAAAATACGTATTAAATGAGGATCAAAAATGAGCTTTAAAAGCCTATCACCACTTATTCAAACCCTATCACCGAAAATAGGTAGAACTCCTATTGATGGATATCCCCCCTTTAAGGGGATAACCATTGATAGGGTTCGTTGTTTCCATCCATTGACCATCGATAGGGGCGATTTCCAGCCATTATGATAGACCAAGAAGCAATCGAAAGAATCCCAGCGGTTATTCCGCATCCAGCAAGCATGATTGATAGCCTGCAAGACTTGGTATTTGAGTCATGCGATGACCTTAAGATTACGGTCACCACCTCAACGGTTGCGACTATCACAAAAGTGATAGAGCACCTTATGGATAAGTCTGCCGATCACCCGGCGATGGCTAACCGAACGGACACGCTGGGGCATGCGGTCTTGAACATATCTCTTAACCGTTCGCCTGAATCTATGACGGCCGTGGCCAAGCGGTACGGCATTACTAAGCAAGCGATCAGCAAGAAAGTAACAGAAGTCTATGATCGGTTGGGTATCCGAGCACGATCGCAGAAGAGCGAGAAGGCCCGCGAATCCTACCGCAAACGGGCATACCGTGTTCACGCAAAGCGGCGGCGTGAAGCACCTAAATTCAATATGGCCGCACTAAAGAAAGGTATTAAGAAATGAAGCTACTATCTGTAATAAACAAACTAAACGAAACGAGAGACAAGGCGATTGAGCTGGTGGGCAGAACGATCTCACTGGCATCTGACGCCGGCGAGATTATTGCCATCGCACGCAC